ATGACCGCACTGTCTAATCGCAAGGCATCCGCTGACATCGTTTTGGGCTCGGAAGTTATGGTTCCGCTGTCTCTGGTCGACATCTCGTCCGACCAGCGCAAGTATTCCCAAACGACAATTCAAGCGATGGCAGAAAACATCGCCGTGTTCGGGCAGCGTCAGGCGATCGAGGTTGTCACCAGCGGCGACCGCTATCAGCTGGTTTTTGGCAAGCTGCGTTTCGAGGCCATCTCGTTCCTGGGACAGGCGGAGATCCGCGCAAACGTAAAGCGACCAGACGAGTTCTCGGCCCAGGTTACGCCGCGCCTCGTGTCCATTGTCGAAAACATGGCGCGCAGCGAGCTGACGAAGCTCGACCGCAGTATCGCGATTGCCGATTGGTGCGCGCTGTACCGCGCCGCCCAAGGCCCGCTTAAGCCCGGCCCGAAATCTGCCTCCGCCGACCGGGGCGAATTGAGTCTCAACTTGATACTCAATTCGGCTGATACCGAATTGATGGCTGCGAGCGCGGCGTTTTCCGCAAGCTTCTCGGAAGCAGCGCAGCACTTCCTTGGCGTCTCGCGCGCGGCTGTTTTCCGCGCCCTCAAGATCGCCGCCATACCGGGGCTGCAGCGTGACAGGATCGCACTCCATCCCCTTGCCGACAATCAGAGTGAGCTGACCGCTCTCGCGGACGAGCCTGCAGACCGGCAAGCTGCGATCCTCGATCTGATCCTCGGCGAAAGGGCAAGGAACGTTGCGGAGGCACTCGCCCTTCTCGACGAGAGGCCTCGCGTCACTAAGCACTCTTGGGAGCTGGTGGCAGAGAAGTTCGCCCGCATGGTCGAACCGGATCAGGATCGTTTCTTCGACCTGCAGGAGCCGGCGATCGTCCGTTGGATGGCGAAAAAGGGTCGCAAATGAGCCGCAAGCGCGACACCTTCACTGTTGACCTGTTCAGGGACTATCAGCCCGCGCCTGTCGTCGATCGTTTCGATCACGAAGAGGTCAAGGCGTATTCCCTGGCCGGCAAACTGTCGAAGGCCGTCGCGCTCACCATGGAAGAGAGCGGCATGACGCGGGACGAACTCGCTACTGCCGTTTCGGACGTGACCAAGTCGCCAGTCTCGAAAGCCATGCTGGATGCGTATGCCAGCCAAGCCCGCGAGCAGCACTCGATTTCGGCCGTCAGGCTCGCCGCTCTCATCACTATCACCGAAGATCCCAGAGCGCTGAATGTCCTGCTCGAAGATGCAGGTTTCATCGTCATTCCGAAGAAATACGAGGCGCTTTTGAAGCGCGAGCGCGCTCGCGAACTGCGCGAACAGCTTGAGCGCGAGGAACGCGCTGCAGACGCCGAATGGAGGGCCAAACGTTGAGTTTGCAAGACATCATAGCCGCGTGGGCGATCGGCATTTTCGTCACCTGCATCTGCACCTGGGCAGAGATCATCACTGAGATTTCACGGATCACGCAATGACCGAGCAAGATTTTTTCCTGCTCTGCGCCAGCATCTTTTGCGGCGTATGGGCGCTCACGACCACGGCCGCTTGCATCTGGTATCAAGCAGGCCGCCTCAACAATAGGACGCTGCTGGTCGAACTTCGAAAGCTCAACCAGAAGCTTGATGATCTGACGACGGTTGAGCATGCGAACCTGATCCTTTCGCGCATCCTTTCCGGGAGGCGAGCATGAAGGAGTGGCTTACCGCCCGCGAGATCGCGTTCGAGGCATTGCCCTACATTCCGACCACCGAAAGCGCGGTCGTGCGCCTCGCCAAGCGGGAAGCGTGGGACCAACATCCGAGCTATTCGCGCGAACGCAGCGGCAAGGGCGGCGGCATCGAGTATCATTACCGTGTGCTGCCCTCGCTGGCGCAGATCGCCTATTTTCAAAAATACTCGATTGTCGGCGAACAGGCAGACGATGCGCCTGCCGCACCGGTGGCACAGGTCCTATCGGACCGGGCAAAGACAGAACGAGACGCAAGACTGGCGATTGTTGCCGCCTTCGAGATGTTCTCGCGCGGTCTCCGTTTGAACAAGCAAGCCCGCATCCAGCTGTTTTGCGACCGATACGAGACGGCTTTCATCAAGGTCGATGACTGGGTGAAGGAAAAAGTCCCAAGCGTTTCTCGTCGGACGCTTCATCGTTGGCTGAGCGCCAGGAAGAGCGGCCGCACTGACGCGCTCGCCGTCGATCGATCGAAGGCCCGCGCCGGCACAGGCGTTCTCGACATCGCCGAAAACGGCAGAGTGCGCGGCCACATCCTCGGGCTGATCGCCCATCAGCCACACCTGACGGCCGCGCAAATTCGCAAGCTTTGCCGCGCTGAGTTTGGCGACGTTTTGGAGGTGGTTTCAAAGGGCGTTGAAAAGACGGTCCCAATGCCGCCGGTCCGCACCATTCAGCACTTCCTGAAGGCATTGAAAGAGACGCACAAGGTCGAGCTTCTCAAGCTCACCAACCCAGACAAATTCCGCTCGACGATGCTCCCGTCCGGTACCGGAATGCTGGCGCATATCAGCCAGCCGAACGAACTCTGGCAGATCGACGCTTCGCCCGTCGACGCGCTTTGCACTGACGGCCGGCATTCGGTCTACGTCTGCATAGACATCGCCACCCGTCGCTTCATCACCTACGTTTCGAAGACGCCCCGCGCTGCCGCTGTTGGGCTGCTGATCCGCAAGGCCATGCTTGCCTGGGGAACGCCCCGGACGATTAAGACAGACAACGGCTCGGATTTCACGGCCAACGAGACGAAGCGGCTGTTTACTGCCCTCGGGATCGAGGCTGATCTATCTGACGCTTACAGCCCCGCCCAGAAAGGCCATGTCGAGCGCGCGATCGGGACATACCAGCGCGCCTTCGTGCAGCTCTTGCCGGGCTACATCGGTCACTCGGTTACCGATCGAAAAGCGATCGAGGATCGCAAAAGCTTTGCCGATCGGCTGGGCCAAGATACCGCCGAGGCGTTCAACGTTTCGCTCTCGGGCGCGCAACTGCAGGAACTTTCCGATCGCTGGTGCGAAAGCGATTATCAGCATCGAGCGCATGCAGGCTTGAAGGGCGAAACGCCATTCAATGTGGCGGCTCGCTCTGCAGAGACCGTCCGAATGGTTGCGGAGCGCGCCCTGGATGTTCTGCTGATGCCGGCTGCCGGCACCAACGGACGCCGCACGGTGACGAAGTTCGGCATCCGCATCGATCACAACTATTATCGGTCGGCGTCTTTCATGCCGGGCACAGACGTATTTGTCCGACGCGATCCGAACGACATCGGCAAGATCTACGCGTTTACGCCCGACCAGGCCGAGTACCTCGGCGAGGCAATTTGCCCTGAGCTTTCAGGCATCCATCCAGAGACCTTCGAGAAGGCTCGCAAGGAACTCAACGCGCAGCTCATCAAAGAGCGCGTCGATCCAATCCGCGCCGAAATCGCCCAGATCGTCAAAGGGCCGTCTCTCATTGAGAAGTCGCTCGAAGTCGCAGCTCGCGATGTCCCTAACGTCATCGCTCTACCCAAGCGGCAAGAGCAGCATTCGACGCCACAGATTGCCGCCGCACTCGCAGCGGCCACATCGGAGACCCAGCCTGTAGCCCGCGAGACGCACGAGCGTATGAGCGACCTACTGGCGGCCGTCGAAGCCGATCTCGCACCCCAGCCCAAGCACGACAACGTTCGACCAATCCGGACGGACGCCACACCGCAACAGCGGTTCCGGGCTGCGCGGGAAATTGAGAAGGCGATCGCGGAGGGGGTGGCGGTCGAACCAGAGCGGGCGGCTTGGTTCGGCTCCTACCGCGAGAGCGCGGAATACAAAGCTCAGAAGGGGCTTTGGGAAGCATTCGGCGATCAGGAGCCGGTTCAGCGTACCTGAAAAAAGAAATACCCGCTGGCGGCAACCAGCGGGCGGAAATGATCAAATTCACGAGGTGAAAAATGAATGCTCGGGCACAAAGTGTCAATGGTGGTTTTGGGTCGCTAGCTGCGTTGAAGAACGTGGTCACCGCCTATCAGGTGGCGATGGAAATCAAAAACCGCCCGGCCGGAGTTGACGGGTTAGGCGTGTTCTTCGGCCCTTCCGGTTACGGAAAAAGCCGCGCCAGCATGTTCGTCCAGAACAAGGAAAACGCGGTCTATCTCGAAGTCTTCGATTTTTGGACCAAGAAGACGTTCTGCGAAAAGCTGTTGACCGAACTCGGCATCGATAAGCCGAAGGGGACGATTGCGAAGATGATGGATCAGGCGTTGATCCATTTGCAGGACGATCCTGATCGCCTGCTCGTTATCGACGAGGCCGATAAGCTCGTCGACAAGGGAATGATCGAGCTGGTGCGCGATCTTTACAAGGGCTCCCGGTGCCCGGTCTTGCTCGTCGGAGAAGAGCGGCTACCTGACAAGCTGGCGGCTTATGAACGCTGCCAGAACCGCGTGAGCGCCTTCGGCATGGCGATGCCGGCCGATCTGGACGATGCCCGCAAGCTCGCGGCCGTCTACCAGCCGAACATTCGTATTGCGGACGATCTTCTTCAGCAGATCGTAGAGCGAACTAAGGGGAATACGTCCCGCATCGTCGCTACGCTCCAGAGCGTTGGCCAATACGCAAAACAGCATGCAGCGGTGGAAATTGACGCGGCTCGATATGACGGACCTATCTTCACCGGTCAGGCACCTCGCCGGGGTGGTCGCTGATGCCGTTGCTCCTGAAACTAAATGTCACAGACGCCAAACCCCTTCGTCGCGGGAGCGACTGGTTCTGGTCGGTCCTTATGGAAAAAACCGCTAACGGCAAAACGGCATCGGCTTCCGACATCGACGGCGCCGGCGAGCCCTACCAGGAGATGGCCGTCAAACTGTTCCTGAAGCGGATGGTGAAAGCAGGTTTCGTCAGCCGGTCGGAAAAGCCGCCGTATCAGTACGCGATCCTCAAGCGGCAGCCGAACTACCCTTTGGTCACGGAAGACGGAGGCCTCAGCAAAAAGGGGCTCGGTCAGCAATATATGTGGAACGTCATGCGCCGATCGCCACGCGGCTTCACAATCGCCGAGGTTGCAACCAACGCCAGCACCGATGATGTCGTAGTCAGCGCGATCAGCGCCCGGATGTACATCACGCAGCTTCACCGGGCCGGTATCCTCAAGCTTCTGACAAAGGTGGGCGAAGGCCAACCCGGCAGAAACGCCTACGTCTACGTGTTGCCGGGAAGCCAGAATAGCGGGCCGAAAGCGCCACGCATTCACAAGGCGAGCCTCATTTACGATCCGAACGTCGGGGCGATCAAAGGCGACGTCGTGGCCGAGGAGGATCGCACATGAACCGCGGACCTCAGGCCGGCCGGACCGCCGTGGATTATCTAACGAAGACGAGTGAAGCATGGGGCTGCGCCCCGGACTGGATCATCGTGCTGGCGGAAGCCTGCGGCCGCTCCAGCCAGAGCGCCGTTGCCAAGCAGCTCGACTATTCGCCTGCCACGGTTAGTCAGGTCATTTCGAACACCTATCGCGGCGATCTTAGCCGCGTTGAGCAGATGGTTCGCGGCGCACTCATGGCCGAGGTTGTGCCGTGCCCGATCCTTGGCGAGCTCGCTCGCAACAAGTGCCTCGATTGGCAGGCCAAGCCGCAGGCAATCACGTCGCAGCTGCGCTCGACGATGTATCGGGCATGCCGCTCCGGCTGCCCTCACTCCCGCATTTCAGCATCTCATTCGTCAGGAGATTCAGAATGACCAGCAATGGAAAGCAACTGCACTACGTGTCCGATCGGCTCCGCAAGATGAGCCGGTGGCTCGCCGAGGCCCGCCATGGTGGCGTCGTCCTCACCGGCGACCAGTTGGAAGGCGTCATCCAGGAGGTCGACACGCTCCTGCAGCACTCGCTCGACCTCGAAGGCGCGCTCAGCGTTGACGTGTGGAACCGCCGCGTGGCCGAAGATCGCGCCAAGCTCATGACTCCCGGTTCCGTCGTCGTCCTCGAAGCGTTTCGCGCCAACAGCAACGTCGTCACTTTCCCCGGCCGGCCGTCTCCCTTCGACGGTAGCGCTGCTTAATCCCCTTTGAAAAAGCTTTGAAAGGTCACTGAAATGGATTCAGTTATTATTGCGAATGGCGGAGCGCCCGGTGTCATCGAGGTCAATGGTCGCCTCTTCATGATCAACGCCAAGGGCGGTTACGATCCGATCGCCGCTGTGAAGGAGCACTACAAGCTTGAGGACCAGACGGTTCGCAGCATCTTCGGCTTTGCCGAGGATCTGAGCGCGCAGATCAGCCGCTTCAAAGGTCATACCGCATCCGACTTGCTCGCCCTCGACACCATCCTTGCAGAGAAATACGGCACGAAGATCGGCGGCAAGAAGGGGAACCGCACCTACTGCACCTATGACGGACTTCGGAGGATTACGGTGCAGGTTTCCGATCAAATCACCTTCGGTCCCGAGCTGCAGATCGCCAAGCAGTTGATTGACGAATGCATGACTGAATGGAGTGCTGACAGCCGCCCCGAAATCCAGTCGATCGTCACTCGTGCCTTCAACACAGACAAGGAAGGTCAGGTCAACCGCTCGGAAGTCTTCATGCTGAAGAAGCTCGATTTCAAAGACGAACGTTGGCAGCAGGCTATGGAGGCGATCAGCGATGCAATCCGGATCACGGGCTCCAAAGAGTATGTCCGCTTCCATCGTCGCGACAGGCAGCAGGACGAATGGCAGCCGGTCACCATCGATATGGCGAAGGCGTGACCCGGCATGAACCATCTCGCCCAAGCCGCTTCGGAGTACCTCGCGGCTGATATTGCGGGGAAGTTGTCATGACCTCCGCCGCACTTGCTCCCCCCAAACCACGCGGGCGGTATGCCGGCGGCAAGCGTCCCGCTGTCGCCGGTACCGACGCTGCGATCAATATCGAGTTTCGTCAGATGCTCCGCCCGGCAGCGCTGAAGCGCAATCTGAGCGTCGACGCGCTCATTGTCCTTCTTATCGAAAAGATCGCCGAGGATCGCCTCGTCGATGCGGTGCTGGACGACGCAAAGGTGTCCTACAAATGAGTGCAACCATCATCCCATCGCCGCATCACCAGCTGACGGGTTCGAGCTCACAGGCAAATGGCGGGCAAGCCCATGGGGCAGGCCCATGTGCTGTACGCTGCGAGACCTTGGACAATGGTGCTCAGGGCAACCAAGGCGGCAGTTGCAGTTACGATCGCCGTCACGGCCGTCTGCCAAAAGGTGAGCCTCAGCCGCTTCTCAATCGTTATCACTCGACCATTCCAATGAAGGACGCCCTCACGATCGATACCGAGGTTGTTGAGTTCATCGATTCCAACGGTGCGAACGCCGTCTGGCCATTGGACTGGGTCAGCCACAAAAAGCGGCACTTGCTCCAACGCCTTATCCCGCTCGTCTTCGCGATATCCCATTCATCACCCCGAATCGCCAACCTGAAGAAAATATTACCGAGTCCCGTCGTGCCAAGAGAGGCACAGCTTCAACACCTCTTTCACGTGAGAGCGGCGCAGATGCCTGATTGCATCAAAAGGTTACGCGGGCGTTTTGTGCTCCGAGCAAAAGAACCGAGGATGGCCATCCTTGTCAGTTTCGTAGTCAAAGCCATCCGGGGTGTGGTCGACACGAGTAGACTGGTCTCGCTCAAACTCCCACCCATCAGCCTGCGAAACGTCCGCTGTACCTGTTTTTCCACACACGGGGCATTTCAACGTCTGTGTCCAACGATCACGCGCGGTCATGCCGCCTCCTCATCAGTCTCGAAAACCACCTCAACTTGGTCCTCGGGGTACAGCCCCGGAGACATCGCTATTGGAACTTCGCGATACGTCCCCTCGATCCCGCGCTTATGCAGACTATTGCTGACCCGGATGCCTTTCGGTTTCAAATTCTCATTTGCAAGAAGAACTTCATCTATCCAGGCGAGGACTTCTTCATTTGAGAAGTCTCCGACAAATGCGCGGATCACAGACACAGGCACGACCTCCCCTTTTGTTCAGGCAGGAACTGTCTCACGACACTCAGAAATTGCAAGAGGGGCCGCCACCGCTGGGGAGGATCGCCCATGACCACTTCGATCTCAGCCATCCACGCAGCCAAGAGGCAGTTCGGTCTGGATGACGAAACCTATCGAGCGAAACTGACCGTTATTACCGGCAAGAATTCGGCCAAGTCCATGACCGAGGCCGAGCGGGAACGGGTACTTCAGGTTTTCCGAAAGGAAGGTTTTCAGCCGAAGTCGAACCGGCGCGCCGACGGTCGCCTCAAGCTGTCCGGCAAGTATGCCGGCAAGCTCCAGGCGCTCTGGATCTCCGCTTACAATCTCGGCATCGTCCAGAGCCGCGACGACACCGCCCTGGTGAAGTTCGTCGAGCGTCAGACCGGGATCGAGCATGTCCGCTTCCTGCAGAGCGCCGCCGATGCCCGCAAGGCCGTCGAGGCGCTCAAAAGCTGGGTCGCTCGTGTCGGCGGCGTTGACTGGTCAGACACCGAGATCATGTCGGACTATGCCCGCGCGGACGGTTTCAAGATCGCCTGGGCGCAGTGGCTGAAGCTTGGCGGCAACGCACATGCGAACAGCGTCGGCGAGTTCCACGCCCTGGTGCTGCAGTTGACCGATACCACCGTCGAGCTTTGCGACCGCCGCGATTGGCAGGCCGTGATGAACGCGCTGGGCGCGCGTATCCGGAAAGGCTGGTGACCGTGGTCGCGTATAGCTTCAAACCATACTTCTCGCCGCAAATCGAGGATCTGACCAAGTGCCAGACCGTCCGCGCCGATCGCGTGAGACATGCCCAGCCGGGTGAGACGGTGCAGCTTTACCAGGGCATGCGCACCCGTCATTGCCGGCGCATCGTGGCCGACCAAGTCTGCACCGCCAACCTTCCGGTGCAGATCAAACTGTCGGACCTTCTCGACGAGTTGATCGCCAGCATCGTCGTCAACGGCATCCAATTGCACCGCGACGAGGTCGAAGAGTTCGCCTGCAAGGATGGATTTCACCCTGATCGCCTGCAGCTTATGCACGGCGGCCGCGCCAAAAGCGCCCGCCAAAACATGGGCCTCTTCTGGCAGCGCCATCATCCCGGCGTCGTCGACTTCAGCGGCCGGCTGATCCTCTGGAAGGCGGTCGGGTGATGCCTATGGCTGAGAAGATCCCCGCGCATTTGGAACCCTATGTCCTCGCCCTCGGCGAGGATAAGGCTATTGAGTTCTTCCTCCGCTTTGGCGGCGCGCAGATCTATCTCTCCGAAAACCCTCAGTCGTCGTCCGAGGCAGCACAGGTCATCGGCATCGACGGCGTCAGGGCTCTTGCCAGAGCGCTCCGCTCCGGTCATATCTTGCGTGTGCCCTTAGCCAAGGAATGGACGGCGAATCGCCTGAAGGCGAAAGGCTGGAAAGTCCAGGCCATCGCCCGTGAACTTCGCGCGACGGACGTGACCGTTCGCAAGTGGCTGAAGGCCCGCGAAGATAGACAGCTCACACTCTTCGACCTCATGAAAGCGGCAGATCAAGGTTGATCGCAACTACTTGCGACAAGCTTTGACGGCCTTTGTCAGCGATTCTCAGCCTTGGGCAAATCACTGACGTTGGGTCAAATGGAATTTGAGAAGTGGCTCGTCGAGCGCCTTAAAGCTCGCGGTTTTTACAAGCTGAATGATGTTAATCCGCGCGCCCTCATCGACGCGTTGAAGGCCTTTCAAAAGGCCAATAACGTGACCCAAAGCGGCACCGCTGACGATGTCACGGTTCACGAACTGCGCAAGAATATCGGCGGCGCGGGCTCCTCGCAGTTCCAGCTTGGCCCGGTCAAGCCTGCAGATCCAGTTTGGATGCGCGAGGCGCGCCGGCAGATGGGTATCCTTGAGGTTCCAGGTCCGAAGTCCAATCCGACGATCCTCGGCTGGGCAAAGGCGCTTGGTGGCTGGGTCGCCAGCTTCTACAAGGATGACGACACGCCCTGGTGCGGGCTATTTGCGGCGCACTGCATCGGCCTGACCCTGCCGGCCGAAAAACTCCCGACCAACTATCTGTCTGCTCTTGCTTGGGCCGATTTCGGCATCGAGTGCGAGCCCGCGATCGGCGCGATCTTGGCCTTCAGGCGCGACGGCGGCGGCCATGTCGGCTTTTATGCCGGCGAGAACGCCGACAGCTACGTTGTCCTCGGCGGCAACCAGGGCAACAGCGTCAAGCTCTCCAATGTCGAAAAGAGGCGTTGCGTCGGCATCCGTTGGCCAAAGACCGGCGGCGCGCAGATCGGCGGCCGAGTGAATGCTACCGCCGCCGGAGGTCTCTCCCGTAATGAGGCATAGGCCGCCCGTCGCAAAGCCCGGCTACACCCTTTCCCGCCGTCAGCTCTGGTTTTCCTTCTGGCTGGCATGGCTGGCGATCGGCGCGATTGTTGCGTGCGGCCTCATGGGTGCGCCCTCGGCCGTCGAACTCGCGCCGATCGTCATACCGAGCATGATCATGCTGATCGCAGCGATGCTCGGCATTCACCGCTTTGCCGGTGCGATGGACTATCGCTCTTCTTTCGTTCCGGGGCCGGACGATCCTCGTGCCGATCGGCAGGGCGAGATCCAATGACGGGGAAGCTTGCGACTTACATCATCGTTGCGGCGGTCCTGGTGATCGCCGCTCTTGGCATCGGCTTTCTCGGCATTCACGAGATCCGCTCCATGGTCGACCAGGCCGTCCAGCTGAAGGCGGACGAGCGGGACGCCTACTGGAGCGGCAAGATCGAGAAGGCCAACGCCGAAACCAACAAGCGGGCTGCAGATCAGGCAGCCGCAGTCGTGAAAATTCAAGCGGACCTGACAGACAAGAGCCGGTCCGACCAAGAGGCACTTGCAGAGTTGAGGGTGAAGAATGCGCAGCTTCCTAAGGGAGACGGCAAGGGTGGCGATTGTGGTCTCAGCGGTGGCCGTGTCGGCTTGCTCCCAGACTGAGCGCCAGGACGTCGTGCCGATGCCCGCTGCACCGCCGATCGTCGTGCCGCCTGATGCGCGACGCCCTTGTGTTACCGCGCCTAAGCCGGCCGTTGATCCGGTGACGAACAGGGCTCCTGAAGATCAGGTTTTCGATATGTCGGCGACCGATCGCTACGAGATCAAGTCTTGCGATCGTCGGCGCGCTGCTGCCGTTGCCGCGATCGACGCGGCCAATGGAGCACGCCAGTGAGCGGCGGAGATGAGAAGGATTTCGATCTGGCCGAGAAGATTGCCGACCGTCAACGCGAAGCGGCGATCCGGCTCGCCCGGCAGGCGCTGGCGGTCGACGGCACCTTTGATTGTCAGGACTGCACGAATGAAATCGAACCGGCGCGGCGTGAAGCCGTGCCGTCAGCCCGCCGCTGTATTGCGTGCCAACGGCGCTACGAGCGCGAGAAAGGGAAGCGCCGCTAATGGAAATGGAAAGTGCAAAGTCTTGGCTGGCGTTCATCTCACTGGCCATCTCAGTCGCCTCGACAATCTGGATGTTCATATCCTCTGGATCGAAGCGCACGGCGACCGATCTCTCAGACTTCAAGAAGCAGGATGCGGCCGAAAAGAAGGCTCTTCTGGACGCGCTCCAGGCCCTCACGACCAGGACTCAGTCGCTCGAAAGCGACATCAAGCATCTGCCCGATTCAAAGTCGGTCATGGAGCTGCAGCTCGCCATAGAGAAGCTCGCCGGCCGGCTCGGCCGCATTGAAGAAAACCAGCTCGGAATGTCCAGGACGGTCCTGCAGGTGCAGGAATTCCTGATGAAGGGTGCAGCATGACGGACTTTAACGAATTTCTGACGCAGGATGCGCGGCTGGTCATCTTGCGCGCGTTGACCGAGCAGCCGGACGGTCGCCTGAACGAAAGCCTGCTCTCGCAGGTTCTCGACGTCTACGCCCATCACCGCAGCCGGGAATGGATTCGCCAGCAGCTGCGCTATCTCGCGGATCTCGGCTCGGTGAAGATCACCGAGGTCGGCCCGATCATGATCGCCGCGATTACCCGCCTCGGTGTCGACCATGTCGAACGGCGCACCGAACTCGAAGGCGTCAAGCGCCCGTCGATCGGAGTCTGACATGGGACGAAGCCGCCTCTCTGGGATCGAGCTGCTACCCGAGGAATGCTCTGAGATCGTCGCTTGGGCGGCGCGGGAATTGCAGGATCGCGACAGAACGCAGACCGAGATCTATTCGGAATTCGTCGGCAAGATGGAAGCACTGCAACGCGAGTTTCGTGGCGAGCTGGATTTTCGCATTCCGAGCTTCTCGGCGTTCAATCGCTACAGTATCAAGCTGGCGACCTTGTCGAGCCGTCTCAATCAGACGCGCGAGATCGCCGCGACGATCGCTGAAAAGTTCGATGCGAAGGCTTCCGACAATCTCACGCTGATTGCGGCCGAGGCAATCAAGACCCTGGTCTTCGAGCTACTCACCAATGCAGGCGAAGGTGGTCTCGACCCCAAAGGCGCGATGTCGCTTGCCAATGCGCTGCGATCGGCAACGCAGGCGCAAGGCGTGTCCCTTGCCACGCGTCAGAAGGTCGAGCGTGAGTTCAACGAAAAGGCGGCCCAGGCCATTGATACCGTCGCCAAGGCGAAAGGTCTTACTCGGAAGACGGTCGCCGAGATCAAGGCTGAAATTCTCGGGGTATCGGCATGAGCCTTCGCGTCAATCCAACCGAGCTGGACACCAGCCAGCTCGTTACCGAGGACGATTGGGCTCGGCACCGCCGTGCCATGCTGATGGAGTTGCCGCCGGAGCTGGACGGCAAGGCGCTTCCGGATGTTCTGCTTGAGCATCAAAAACAGCTCCTGCAGGCGACCGCGGCGTATCGTCTGGTCGTAACCGACAAGAGCCGACGCGTAGGCGCGACGTGGGGCGTCGGCGCCGACGCCGTGTTGACCGCAGGCCTTGCCCGCAACGAAGGCGGCATGGACGTCCTCTACCTCGGCTATAATCTGGATATGGCCCGCGAGTTCATCGACACGTGCGGCATGTGGGCTCGGGCATTCATGCCTGCGTGTTCAGAAGTCCAGGAATTCCTGTTCATCGAGCAGGGCGAGAAGGGTGCGGATCATGCCATCAAGGCGTTCCGCATCACGTTCGCCAGTGGCTTCGAGATCTGCGCGCTGTCGTCAAAGCCGCGATCGTTGCGCGGCCGCCAGGGCTTCGTCATCTTCGACGAGTATGCGTTCCATGATGATCCGGCCGAGCTGCTGAAGGCGGCAATGGCGCTCTTGATTTGGGGCGGCAAGGTTCTCGTCATCTCGACCCACAACGGCGCGGATAATCCTTTCAACGAACTCATTCAGGAGATCCGCGCCGGCAAGCGTCCCGGAGCAGTCGTTCGCGTGACCTTCGATGATGCGCTTGAATATGGTCTGTATCAGCGCGTCTGCATGAAGACCGGCCAGTCCTGGTCCGCTGAAGGCGAAGCGAAATGGCGTGCCGAGATCTATAAGTCCTATGGTTCCGGCGCTGACGAAGAGTTGCGCTGCATCCCATCCCAGGGCAGCGGTGCCTATCTGTCGCGCACCCTTATCCATGCGCGGATGCGCGAAGAGATCCCCGTTATCCGTTGGAAGGCTCCGTCCGGCTTCGTCGATTGGCCTGAGGATCTGCGCAAGGCAGAGATTGAAGGTTTCTGCAACGAACAGCTGAACCCGCTCCTGGAGGAGTTGGACCCGCGCTGCCGATCCTGCTTCGGGCAGGACTTCGGCCGGTCCGGCGACTTGTCAGTCATCCATCCGCTTCAGGTCCGGCAGAACCTCTCGCTGTCGACGCCCTTCCTGCTAGAGCTGCGAGACGTTCCGTTCGAAAGCCAGAAGCAGATCGCGATCTTCATCAAGGAGAACATGCCGCGTTTCTTCCATGCGGCTTTTGACGCGAGCGGCAACGGCGCTTACCTCGCGGAGGCGTGCCGTCAGGCGTTCGGCAGTTCACTCGTCAGTGAAATCAAGCTGTCGACAAGCTGGTACTTGCTGAACATGCCGAAGCTGAAGGCGGCATTTGAGGACGGAACCTTCGAGCTACCGCTCGATGACGATGTCATGAACGACTATCGCGCGATCGTCATGACGAAGGGCATCGCCAAGATCCCCGATGACGCCCGCAGCGAAGGGGCGGATGGTTTCCCGAGGCACGGCGACTCTGCAATTGCCGGCGCGCTGGCTGTCTTCGCCAGCGTCCAGTCCGGTGGCGAAGTGGGCGCTAGCACCGCTGACACGCGACCTAATACCGAAATCCTATCGGACTACATCGGTGGTCAAGAGACCATCGAGCAGCGGACCGACTTTTCCGACTTTCTGAGGATGTAACATGGCTGCTGTTCCACAAGTCCCCGAGTTCGCCACCGTCCAGTCCGACCCTTACATTCCGCAGTTCCAGGGCATCCTGCAGCCGACGGATGAAACCTTGCGCAATCGTGCCGGCGGCAAGGGCGTGGCTCTTTATGATGAAATCCGCAAAGATCCGCATGCCTTCGCCATCCTGCAGAAACGCAAGCTGGAAGTGGTTTCGCGCGAGTGGCAGGTCACCGAGGCGTCAACCCGTCGATTGGACAAGAAGGCTGCGGAGGAAGTTCAGCGCCAGTTGAAGGCCCTCAACCTCGACCGCCTCACGTCCGGCCTCATGGGCGCGGTGCTGAAGGGCTACGCCGTTGCAGAGATCATCTGGGAAAACATCGACGGCGTTTGGACTGCGCGCAAGGTCAAGGTGAAGAAGCAGCGCCGCTTCAGGTTCAATGCCGACAGCGAGCTGCGCATGCTGACGCGGTCGAACTCTAACGACGGCGAACCAGTCCCGGAGCGCAAGTTCATCGTTCACCGGCATTCGATCGATGACGACGACGATGATCCCTATGGCGTCGGTATCGGCTCTGTTCTCTACTGGCCTGCTTGGTTCAAACGCCAGACGCTGGCCTACTGGCTGCGCGCGACCGAAAAATACGCCGCGCCAACCACGAAGGCGCAGTATGAGGGAAATTACGACAAGAAGCGCCAAGATGAACTGACAGCCGCTCTCTCCCGGATGGCGAACGACACGACGATCGTTGTCCCAGAAAACGTCCAGCTCGACCTTCTCGAAGCCACGCGCGGTGGCGGCGGCGATCTCTTCGAGGCGCTCAACCGCTACCTCGACGAGCTGATGAGTGAGGCAGTTCTCGGAGAGACCTTGTCGACCAACTCGGGAGAGCGGGGCGCACGGTCGCTCGGCGAGATCCACAACGAAGTGCGAGTGGCCATTGCCAAGGCCGATTCCGATTTGTTGAGCGGGACCTTAAAGGAAACGCTCGTCCGTTGGATTGTTGAGCTGAACTTTCCCGGCGCGGGCATCCCGGAGCTTTGGCGCGACTTCTCGGAAGCCGAGGATCTCAACGACAAGGTGGAGCGTGATAAGACGATCTTCGACATGGGCTATGAGCCGAAAGACGAGAGCTACATAAACGAGACCTATGGCGGCGAGTGGGTCAAGAAGGCGAAGGCGGAAACGCCGCCCGGCGGCCAGCCGGCGGCGACGACTGCCAACCTCGACTTTGCCGACAACCCGATCACGACCAGGCGCAACGGCGACGTTGTCACCGAGGAGCTTGCCGACCAGCTCGACACATCAGGCGCGCCTGCGATCGAGAGCATGATCGAGGCAATTCGGACGGAGTTCACGGAGGCGACCTCTTATGACGATCTCGTCGAGCGGTTGGCCCGCCTTTCCTCTGAGATGGGTATCGACGATCTCGCCTCGATCATGGAACAGGGCGTGACGCTCGGCCGTCTGGAAGGCATCGTGAGCGCCAATGGCTGATGGCGGCGTCCAGTTCCAGGAAGCGATCGACTTCCTGAAAGGGAAGGTCAATCTGCCGACCAACCGGTGGGACGATCTTCGCCACGGCGCGCATGCTCGAGCATTCTCTGTCGCCGGGGTCACTCGCGACGATATGCTGACGGATTTCCGGACGGCGATCGAGAAGGCGCGCGTTGACGGAACCGGCTTTAAGGAGTTTCAAAAGGACTTTGACGCCATCGTCGATCGCACCGGCTGGAAGTTCAAAGCCCGGGGCGGAGACGAACAGGAACGCCGGGCATGGCGCGCTCGGATCATTTACACGACGAACATGCGGACCAGCTATATGGCCGGCCGCTATTCCCAGCTGAGCGATCCCGCCGTCCTCAAATATCGTCCATACTGGGAATACATCCATTCGGGCGCAAAGCACCCCCGCAAGCAACACCTTGCTTGGAATGGATTGGTGCTGGCGGCAACCGATCCAGCCTGGAAGATCATGTTTCCCCCGAATGGCTGGGGCTGCGGCTGCGACGTCGAAGCCTTGTCGGCCCGCGAGCTGAAAGGGCTTGGCAAGACCACTCCCGATCCGTCGCCGGATCTCGACGGCTATCAATCTGCAGATCCACGCACGGGAGAGCCGGAAACCCGCTATCCCGGCATCGATCGCGGATGGGAGTACAATGTCGGCCAAGATTGGCTGCACGGCCTTGTGCCGCCGTCATTGCGAAAGCCGCTCCCGTCGTTCGATCCGGAACCTGTCGCGCCGCCGATATTGCCAGCCATGCCGGCACCGGCCGCCGCGTCCAAAAAGGATGTGCTCGCCGACGACCTGGAGCCCGACGTCTATGTGAATGCCTTCCTGGATAAGTTCCAGCTCCAGAACCAACAGGGGCAGTTTCGCGACAGGTCCGGCGGCATCATCACCGTCAGCCGCGCGCTCTTCGAACAGCGGATGCCCGATGGCACCGTGGTCGCCCTGAAGTCCGGCAAGCGCGGTCGGGGGCAATATGCGGCGCTGCTGGCTGACGCCATTATCAATCCGGATGAAATCTGGGTCGATTGGGCGCAGATGAAATCCGGCATCGTGCTTCGACGGGCCTACCTGCGACGGGTCGTCATGCCGGATGGTCAGCAGCTCTTCGTCCGCTTTGAATGGACGTCCAAAGGCTGGGTGGCGATCACCGGTTTCGATACGACCGATGCTTATCTGCAGAAGTTCAGGCGCGGCGCTCTGCTCTACCAGCGCGAAAAGTAAAGGCGCGTCACCGTTCGACGCGCCCTGGTCAACAGCCTACGGAGGGCAGAACGGTGCCTCAGCTATCGACCAGGAGAATATAACATCGTCCGGCCAACGAAACAACGGAGCTGAAACATGGCGGGAGCATCCATCACGCTGCAGTCGGCCGAGGTCGACAAGGCCCTGGCGAAACTGCTGGCGGCGGCCGACGACATCACGCCGGCGCTGAAGAACATCGGCGAGTACGAGGCCAAGGTCACCCGAGGCCGGTTCATTTCCAAGCAAGATCCGAATGGCAATCCCTGGAAAGCACTCAATCCGCTCTATGCTCAGACCAAGAAGGGACCGGGCATCCTTGTCGGCGAAACCCGATCCCTCTCACAGATCGTCTGGCAGCTCGCCGGCGACGGGGTCGAGATCGGATCGAACGAGATTTACTCCCGCATCCAAAACGAGGGCGGCACGATCCGGCCAAAGACGGCAGCGGCTCTTGTCTTCTCGATGGGCGGCCGCACATTTCTCGTTCAGAAGGTCACGATCCCGAAACGGCAGTTCCTCGGTTTCAGCACTGTCGACGAGCAGGAAATATTAGGGATCGTCAGCGATCATTTTGCCGAGGCGATCGGTGAAAACTGAGATCTGGAATAACGGGCCACAGGGGCGCTCTGGCGCTTTCGGCGCCCCGGTGATAGCGTAAAAGCCATCACGCGCGTCCTGCCCCCTTTGAAACCGCTTTAACGGCGGATATGAAAGCGGGCGACACCCTCCCCAAACGGATTAATCCTTCGAACTGACTCGCAAGCGGTTGCGAATAGTTTGACATGTCCGGCTCGGGCATCGTCCGGTTCATGAAACCGTTCGAGATTTTCCGCACCGGCAAGCACACGTCCTCGCAAGGGGTCGCACTGACTTTCGCCGATACCGACCTTTCCGCAATCGCGGCCGGATACGATCCGTCCGTCTACGAAGCCCCGATCGTCGTTGGCCATCCGAAGCAGGACGCGCCGGCCTATGGCTGGATCAAGAGCCTGTCTGTCCGCAGCGGCCGACTGGTCGCAGAGCCGAAAGATCTCGACGCGGCATTTTCCGACCTGGTCAAGGACGGCAAGTTCAAGGCGCGCTCGGCCGCCTTCTACTCTCCCGACAGCCCGAACAACCCGACGCCCGGTGCTTACCACCTTCGGCACGTCGGCTTCCTTGGTGCGGAGCCTCCGGCCGTCAAAGGCCTGAAGGCGGTCGAGTTTTCCGACGCGGACGACATGCTGGTATTCGCCGACCTCGAATTCGCCGACTGGCGACAGGTCTGGATGCTGGAGAATGTCACGCGGCTTTTCCGCAACCTTCGTGATTACTTCATCGAGACGAAGGACATCGCGACCGCCGACAAGATCGTTCCGCAGTTCAGCATCGACGATCTCACCCAGAGCGTTGCCGATCTGCGCGCTCAAAACACCATCGAGCAAACAGGCTCGGCCTTCTCCGAAACCAAGGAACCCGACATGACGCAGACACAGGCGGCGAATGCTGCCGATCTCGCCGCGCGCCTCGCCGAGGTCGAGGCCCGCGAAGCCTCGCTGAAAACCCGCGAGACCACATTCTCAGAGACCGAGCGGCAGTCGCGCAATGCGACGGATGCTGCCTTCGTCGACCAGATCGTCAAGGCCGGCCGTCTCCCGATCGGCCTGCAGGCAACCGCCACCGCGCTCTTCTCGGATCTGTCCGACGATGCGCTGACCTTCTCGGAAGGTGGCCAGGAAAACACGACGACCCCACGCACGGCATTCCGCGATCTGCTCGAAAAGCTACCGGTGCCAGTCATCACCAAGGAGCTTGCAACCGGCGACGGCCCGGATTTCTCCGACCCGGCCTATGTCGCGAAGGCAGTCACCACCGAAATCCGCGAGGCGGCGGAAAAGGGCGAGACGATCTCGGCCTCCACCGCTGCCATGCGCCTGCAGAGCCGAACCTAAGAGGGACACATGACACGGTTCACCAAGAATTTCATTGCCTCGGGCGCTGTGACGCATCGCCGCCTCGTGGTCTTCACCGCAACTGACGGCATTCTTGCCCAGGCAACCGGCGCTGCCGGCGAGCGACTGGCAGGCGTCGTCGACTTTCCGGGCGGAGCAGTAAGCGGCGGGCGTTTCGACGTGGCGCTCTTCGGCCCGGCCGACGTCGAGTGCGGCGGCAACATCCTGCCCGGCCAGAATATCGTTTCTGACGCGCAGGGCCGCGCAGTCGTTGCAGCTCCGGCTGCAGGCGCCAACGCCGCAATCGCCGGGCGTCTTCTCGTCAACGGCGCGCTCGGCGACATCGCCAAAGCCTTCGTCAACCCCGATCAGATCCAGGGCTAATTCCCCGGTCAACAGGAGCAGCAAAGTATGTCGGGCCAGCCCTTTCCAGTAAATCCGGTGCTTACAGGCATCCTCATGGCTTACCAGAACGGCGAATATATCGCCGATCAGGTTCTGCCGCGCATGAACCCTCGCTTGGCGCAGTCCAAATTCAGCTGGTGGAAATTCGATTTCAGCCAGCAGACCACGATCCAGGACACCAAGGTCGGTCGCAAGTCTGAACCGAACACGGTGGAATTCTCTGCTTCCGAGCAGCAGGACGCGACCGATGACTACGGCCTGGACGATATCGTTCCGAACGACGACATTGCCAACGCACCTCCCGGCTACGACCCGGAAGCCGTTGCGGCTGAACGCACCTATGACCTTGTTCTTCTCGACCGCGAAAAGCGCGTCGCCGACAAGGTCTTTGCTGCCGGCACCTATCCGGTAGGCAACAAGGAAGTTCTCGCCGGCGCATCGAAGTGGAACAACGCGGCATCGACCCCCATCGCTGCTGTCGCGGCTGCCAAGGATTCGATGGTCATGCAGCCGAACGTCATGGTCATTGGCCGGACCGGCTTTACGGCCTTGCGCACCAATCCGCAGATCCTTCGCGCGATTAATCCGTCCGGCATCGGCGACGGCATGGCGAGCAAGCGCGCAATTGCTGACCTGCTCGAATTCGATGACATCATCGTCGGCACGACTTGGCTGAATTCCGCCAAGCCCGGTCAGGCTCCGCAACGCATCCGCCTCTGGGGCGCACACTGCGCGCTCCTTCGCCTGGACAAACTCGCAGGCAGTGACGGCAAGCGCGCGACCTTCGGCTGGACCGCCCAGTTCGGCACGCCGGTTTCCGGCTCGATCTCGGAGCCGAAAACCGGCCTTCGCGGTTCGCAGCGTGTCCGCGCCGGCGAAAGCCTGAAGGAAGTCATCTCAGCCTCCGAGCTTGGCTACTTCTTCCAGGACGTCGCTTAACCCATTCGATCGGGTTCTCCAGTGCCCGATCGAGAAAGCGCCGGCGGCGAACTCCCGCGCCGCCGGCAACCCTCCACACATCGAAACTCAAGGGACATCGATGCGCGTATTTTCGTTGCGATCATCCATCCTCGGCAGTCTTGCCGCTCTCGTCTGCCTGCTCTTCATCCACGTGCCGACGTACGCGGCATGGCCCGTCGCTCCCGGCATCGAGGCCGTCAAGACGTGCAACGATCTGCTGAAACATATCGTGCCCATTCAGACCGTTCGCGCCACGGTCGCCGATCGCCGGCAGCTCGATCGCCAGCCGATCGCCACCGCTCGCGGTGAGTTGCTGAAGCCTGCCTATCGCGAAAGCTACGAAACCCACGGCCTCACCTTCCTCAAGCATCGCCTTCTTTGCTGACGGAAGGAACGTGCCCCGGCCGGGCCACTCTCTCCCCGGCCGGCGGTTTTTGAATAAAGGCCGAGATCCGCGGCCTTTCTTCAAACACCGAAAGGAACTCGGATGGCTACCAGGAAGCTTAAGGCTGGCACTGCTCTCGGAACTGTCGAGGGCAACGTAGGCTCGGCTATCGAACACGCGGCCGCGTCCATCGCCGGCGCGGGTGAAAACAGCTCCAGTGAGGGCTCTACAGGCATTGTGACGGCGGCGCCTGTCCTCAACGCGGACGATCTTTCCTCCCAGATCCCCGCAGCGCCCACGGACGAAGAGCAGTCCGGGGGCACCCATACCCCAGCGAGCGAGAGCGGCGATGCTGCTGGCGAGGCCTTGGCCGAGCTGGTGAAACCGCAAGGCAATGACGAACCGGCACCTGCCGTTCCGGCAGACGCGGCAACCCGTCCGCTCGACCCGGAAGTGGAAGCATCGGCTTCCGGGACTCTCTCCTCCGCTGAAGCGTTCCTCAAGCAGGGCATGACGCCATACGGCTTTGAACATGACGGTGTTTTGCTCACGGTGGACGAATTCACCGAGATCGCAGCCACCGCCGTCAAAGAGGCGATCGAGGCGCGTCGAGCTGCAATGGTCGAGCGCCGCAGCTTTACGCTTGTCTCGTCCGTCCGCCTGGACAACGTCCTGGTCGAGGGTGACGTGCCCTTAACCGAGATCCAACATGGCGAACTGCTCGCCGCTGGTGCCGTCGACGTTGAGTGGGAAGACGGCATCTGATGTCTTACGCCAGCCTCGAAGACCTGATCGAGCGTGCCGGGCAGGACGAAATCCTGCAGGTCGCCGATCGCGATGAGGACGGCACTCCCGATCCGGACGTCGTCGCTGCCGCACTCCAGCATGCCGACAATACGGTCAACGGCTATGTCGCGGTTGCCTATGCGGTACCTCTGACGGTCGTTCCCGATCTCGTCCGCACCTGGGCGGTCTCGATCGCCCGCTACTTCCTGCATCGCAACGGGCCACCGGATTACGTGGTCAACGATTGGAAGTTCGCCATTGCCTCTTTGAAGGACGTGGCGGCCGGCAAGCTGAAGCTGCCGGTGGCCGAGAACGAAACGCCGCCGGCGACCTCTGAGGATGGGCGCGTCAGCGTGGCCGGACCTGATCCGGTCTTCAGCTCCGATCGGCTGGAGGGATGGCTGTGATCGACGAGGTTGCCGACCGCCTGAAGACCCACGCCACAGCGCTGTCCGACGTCCGGACCGCCGAGGACATGGAAGCCCTTTCCAAGGGTACAGCACCGAAGAGTGGAACCGCCTTCGTGCTGCCGTATCGAGAACGCGCCGAGCCGAACGAACTTGGCATGGGCAGCTTCCGACAATTGGTGGCCGTGCAGCTGCTCGTGGCGATCGTCATCCGCAAGCACGACGACGCCCAGGGCGGCAAGCGTGTCAGCGGCTTCGATGCTCTGAAAGACTCGGTTGAGACGGCGCTCGCCGGTTGGGCGATCGGGCCTGAAGACGAACTATTCGAACTTGTTTCCGCCCAGGCGGCGGCCCTCGGCAACGGTGTCACCGTCTATGTCCAGACGTGGCAGACGAGCCGCTATTTGGAGAAGTGACCTTGGAAAGCAACGAAGGAAAAGGCGGCTCCTACATCCGCCAGCCAGACGGTTCGGTGAAGCTCACACAGCGCACCGAGCATCCGGACACGGTCTATCCGGTTCCGGCCGAAACCACTGAAGTTGAACCGGTCCAGCCGCCTGAAGGCGTTGCCGGCAAGGGCAAGGGAAGCAAGTAAATGGCGAAGCGCTTTTTCAGAAACCGTGCGCTCCTGGTGAAGCCGGAAACCGTTTACGGCACCGACGCAGTTCCGACCGGTGCTGCCAACGCGATCCAAGCGACCAATGTCAACTTCACGCCCTCCGTTGGCGAGGAAGTTTCGCGCGACCTGGTGCTGCCTTACATGGGTCACCAGGGCGTCATCCTGACCACGACCTATGCAACGATATCGTTCGACGTCGAGATCGCCGGTTCCGGCACGGCAGGCACCGCGCCGCCGACCGGCCCGCTGTTGCGCGCCGCCGCAATGTCGGAGGTCGTCACGGCCGCCACCGACGTCCAGTATAAGCCGATCTCGGCCGCTCAGGAGTCGGCGAGCATCTATTTCAACGTCGACGGCGTGAACCACATCCTGCTCGGCGCTCGCGGCACGGTGACCTTCGGCTTCACTCCCAAGCAGATCCCGCGTCTGCAGTTCACGATGACGGGCCTGCTCGGCACGATCGCAGACATTGCGATCCCGGCGGTACTGACCTTGACCGCCTTTAAAAAGCCGCTGCCGGTCAACAAGGCGAACACGACACTCTCACTCTTTGCTCTGACGGGGGCTTGCGAAGGCGTCACCTTCGACGTCGCCAATCAGATCGAGCCGCGCTTCCTGATCGGTTCCGAGAGCATCGAGCACGTCGATCGCGTCATGACAGGCTCGGCAACCATGGAAGCCGTGCTTCTCACCACCAAAGACTGGTTCACCATTTCGAAGACGCACCAGACCGGAGCGCTGGCGCTCCAGCATGGCACCGTCGCCGGCAACATCTTCAAGTTCGATGCGCCGGCCGTGCAGATCGGCCGGCCGACCTATGGCGAGACCCAGAAGATCGTCAACAACACCCTGCCGCTGATGTTCACCCCGGTGGCCGGCAACGACGAGTTCACGATCACTTTCAAATAGAATTTCCGGCCCTTCAAAGGCCGTTCAAAGAGAGGGCGCATGTTTAAGCTTGTTCATAATCTCACTGTCTGGTGGCCGGTCAACGTGATCGAGCCCGATCCGGACAAGCCCGGCTCCTACGTCGAGCACACATTCGACGTCGAGCTGGAGATCCTCGATCGCGACTATGCCACCAACCGCGACAAGATGCGCGGCGAGCTGCTCAAGTCAGCCGAGAAAGACCCGAGCGAAGAAAACCTAAAGCACGTCCAGGCCGAGCTGGAGGAGTTCGACACGGCGTCATTCACCCGCGTCATCAAGAACTGGCGTGGCGTCGTCGACGAGAAAGAGAAGGTCATCCCGTTCACCAACGAGACCTTCGCGGCGGCGCTGAAGCTGGAGCGGATCCGTATCGGCCTCAACCGCGCCTACCAGGAAGCCATCTCCCAGGACAAGGCCCGCCTGGGAAACTGAGGGAGGCGGCCGTTGCCTGGGCAAACCACCGCCTCGGCCGCTCCGATCGCACCAAGCCGACGCCGATCGCCGACGAGACCGCCGAGCAGTTCAAGAAGTGGGGCGTCGTCGTCGAAGACGAAATCAGCGAAACCGAAGAAGAATTCATGTCGATCGCATCCGCAAACTGGTCCTCGATCATGGCGTTCCTCGCCTGCGACACGCAGTGGCGTGTTGCCGGTTCGCTTGCCGGCTTCATGTGGATTGGCCTTGATTGGGCCGGCTGCGCGGCGCGGCTGGTCTTCAGCAACCCGACCGAGCAGACGTTCAAAGACATGGGCGTCCTGGAAGACGCGGCCCTGGCGGTTCTCAACAGCGAGGCCGATTGATGGCAAGCCCAGCCTATAAGCTCTCGATCGGCGTCAATATCGATCCGGCCGGCGCGAAGTCCGGCGGCGCGGCCGCGCAGGCAGCCGTCGCTGCGATCGGGACCGAGGCCCAGGCGACGGCGACAAAGCTCCAGCAGCTGATCAACTCGTCAGTCGGCCTCAATACCGGCGTTGCCAATCAGAACGTCCGTGAATGGACCGGAGCGCTTGCCGCCCAGGGCAAGGCCGTCGACGATCTGAGGTCGAAGTACAACCCTCTCTTCGCGGTGATCCGGGAATATAAATCCAGCCTCACGGAAATCCGGACGCTTCATGCCCAGGGCGTTCTCTCGACGAACGAGATGGCTTCGGCGATCACCCGCGAGCGGCAAGCGACCCTCGCCAGCATTGACGCCCTGAAGGGTCGGAATGCTGCAGCTCGCCAAGGTGGGAACGACAATAATGCTGGCTTTCGCCGCCAGAACCTCGGCTATCAGCTGACCGATATTGCGCAGACCGGCTTCCTCGGCGCGCCGATCGGGATGATTGCCGCGCAGCAGCTGCCGCAAATCGCACAGATCTACGCTGGCTCTGGCGGGTTGAAGACAGCGTTGAAAGACGTTGGCGCGCTGGCTGGCTCGGCCGTTAGCGCGGTTGGTGCTTTGCCCCTTGCCATGGCTGCAGCTGGGACCGCCGCAGTTCTCTACGCAAAGCGAAACGAGGTTTCCCTCGCCTCGGTTGACGAGGCGCTTGAGAAGCACCGATCCAATATCGAGGCTCTCGGCACTGCTTATGGTATCGCCGAACAAAGAGCGCGCTCATACAGTGAAGCCGATCGGGCAGTGGCAAACGCGTCCACACAGGACAGCCTCGAAAAGCTCAACAAGCTGCAGGTGCAGTCCGCTCGTGAATTGCGGTTGGAATTCGGCTCGATGCAAGCGCCCGGCAAGGGCGGTCAGTCATTCTTCAATCTCGCTCCGGACTACAAGCCGTTCAAAGAAGCTTTCGATGGCCTCGACATCGGCATTCGCAGCGGCCGCATCGAAGGCGAGAAGTTTATCGAAACGGTCTCTCAGATCGGCAAGGTGAACCCCGCCTATGAGGAGTTCGCGAACAAGATCCTCAAAACAGCGCAGACCTTCCTGTCGCTGAATGCTGAAATCAAGAAGTCGCAGGATCTTCTGACGCAGATCGGCAACCTTCCGCGCCTCGATCCCCTCGGTGTTTTTAGTCCGGATCGCGATGCCCAGGAGCAGGCCGCGCGCACGCCGTCTCTGTTTCAGCAGCAGCAGGCCCGCATAGCCGCGTTCCGCCAACAGTCCGCTGCGCGGTCGCCGGCCGAGCTGGAAGCGGCTGCGCGTGCGTCAGCCGAGGCGCAATTCAATCCGAGCGAAGGTTCCACAGCCAGAGCCGATCGGATCGAACTGGCGGGCGTGCAAGCGCGGATAGCTGCCGAAAGGCAGCTGAAAGACGCCCAGGAAGATCGGGCGCGATCCCTCGATAGTTCCCTGAAGTCTAAGGAGCTTGAACTAACCCTGATCGGCCGCTCGGTGAGCGAAACCGAGCGGCTTCGCATGGAACAGCAGCTGATCAGTCAGCTTGAGGAGGAAGCGGCCAAGAACCACACGACCGTCGATCCAACGGAAATCGCCGCCATCAAGGAAAAGGCGGCGGCCTACGGTCAACTCTCCGAACAGATCGCTGCGGCGAACCTCTTCCGCGACCAGGGCCAGCAGCTCGACCGGATTAAGGCTGAGATTTCCCTCGTCGGCGCCAGCGACGAAGCCCGCCGTCGCGGCATCGCCACGCTTGAGGCCGAACTGCAGCTCGTCTCGCGCGGCATCGGCTTGAATACCTCTTATGCCGAGAGCTACCGGGCAAACGCCGTGGCGATCTCGGATATGACAAACCAGCTCCGCAAGCAGAATGAGGCATGGGACAAGGTCCAGGGCAGTGCGGAAAATACCATCGACAGCATCATCGACGGGCTTACCAGCGGTGACATCGACGACGCCCTGGCTGATATCGCCAAGGACATTTCGAGCACCTTCCTGGAGCTGGCCGTCAAGAACCCAGCCAAGAACGCGCTCCTCGGTACCGACTACGGCACGATCTCCGATGTTGGTGGCCTGGGCGGTATCTTCTCGCGCCTCTTTGGTGGCGAGGACGCGACGGCAATTCCCGGCCTTGGCAAATCCGTCGGTTCCATGTCGGTCAATGCCGGCACCGTCATGATCAACGGCGCCGTGGCTGGTCTCGGTGGCTGGGGATCGTCCGGAACGGGTGGCGGCATCCTCTCGAAGATTTTCGGCGCAAACGATAATTCCAGCGCTGGCAGTTCGAACATGGCAGCCTACCGGCAGGCCATCAAAGACATCGAAAGCAGCGGCGGCAACTATGATGCACTCGGGCCACTCACCGCCAAGGGCGATCGAGCCTATGGCGCTTATCAGGTCATGGGCGGGAATATCCCGTCCTGGACACAAGAGGCGCTCGGCCGGCGTCTGACGCCCAATCAATTTCTTGCCGATCACTCCGCCCAGGACAGCGTCTTCGATCGCTTTTTTGGCAAGAGCCTCAACAAGTATGGCAATCCGCAGGACGCGGCTTCGGTCTGGTTCACCGGTCGGCCGCAGGCTCGGGCGGGCAATGCAGCCGATATTCTCGGCACGACAAGCACCAAGTATGTCGAAAAGTTCAATTCGGCGCTCGGCAAGCTCGACACAACGGCGGTCGGGGCGACACAAAATCTCGGCACGTTCGGCAGTGGGATCGGCCAGTTCGGCCAGAATCTTGCAAGCGCCTTTCCTCCCGCACCGAGTGGCGGCGGCGGAGGTAACTGGCTGTCCAATCTCTTTGGTGGCCTGTTCGGCAGCTTCACTCCGATCGGCGCGCAGGCAACGCTCGCGTCTAATGGTGGTATCGGCCTCTATGATCGTGGTGGCTGGACCGGAGCCGGTGCAGTCGACGAGCCGGCCGGCGTTGTCCATCGTGGCGAAATCGTCTGGAGCCAAAAGGATATCGCCCGAAACGGCGGACCTGAGACGGTCGAAGCCATGCGACTTGGCAAGCGTGGCTATTTGAGCGGCGGCATGGTCGGCGGCGGCGTCGGCGCTGGCGGTCACGTCGGCGGCCAGCCAATTTTCCAGATCATCAACCAGACCTCCACGCCCATCAGCGGGCAGGTTGAGGAGAGCCAGGACGAAAGCGGTCGTCGGAATTATCGCCTGACGATGTCCGATGAGATCGGCAACGCGGCCGAGCAGAAGGGCGGCGGCTTCAGGCGGACCATGAGCAGGCAGTATGGCCTGCGGTCGGCGGGGATCGCTCGATGACGGTGCCCGCATGGCCAACAACGCTGCCGAGGCCGGAGCGCAGCACGTTCCAGATGACGCCCGCCGAGGCTCGGCTGAAGCGTCGGGCCGATGCCGGCGCGCCTGCCTACCGGCTGCGCTTCTCCGGCGTTCCGAAGCTCGTCACCATGTCCATCCTGGTGACGCGCGCCGGCAAGTCGGTCTTTGACCTGTTTCACCAGAACGATACCCGGTGGGGCTCTTTGCCCTTCACGATGCCAGATCCGACGACGGAAGGCTGGCCGATGACCGATGCGGCCGGCAATCCGCTTTCGGACGGAGCCGGGAACCCGCTGCTTATGTCGGGAACGTGGCTCTGCATGTTCGGTGAGCAGCCGCCTGTCGAGACGATCGTCGGCGTCCGGTTTCGAAAGACCTTCAATATTGTGGTGCTTCCATGAGACGTGTTTCCTTGAATGCCCGGCTGGCGCAGGACGCCCAGGCGACGGATGAAGTTTACTGCGCGCTGTTTTACATCACCCATCCTTCGCTCGCGAAGCCGATCCGCATATCGACGGACAACACGGTCAGGCTTTCCACCGAACCGCTGATGTACGGCACGCGATCGACCTGGATGGGCACCAACCCTGCCACCGATCCTTTTCTCTGGGTAGTCGCCTCTACGCTGCTTCCGTCCGACCTGGACGACGCGCCGGCCGCCGGCAACATCATCCTGGAGAATGTCGACAACGAGATCGCCATTCTGCTTCGGTCCTTCACGGATCTCGCCGTCATCCACATGGCCGTTGTCCTGGCGGAGTCGCCGAACGTCATTGAGGCCGAGTGGCGCGGTCTGAATATCGTCTCGGCCGACATTGATGCCGGCGAGGTGATGATCGCCTTCAACCGCGAAGACATAGGCGACGAATATTTTCCGGGCGGCCGAATGACCCGCGAACGGTTTCCGGGGCTGCACAAATGATGCACTGGAGCACGCGATATCTCGGCACGCCCTATCTCGATCACGGCCGCACGCTCGCCGGCTGCGACTGCTGGGGCTTGGTCAAGCTCGTCTATGAGATGGATCTGTCGATCGAGCTGCCGTCATATGCCGGCGGATATGTCAGCACCGACGAGCGTGCCGAGATCTCGGCGCTGATCTCCGAGAACAAACAAATCGGCCCATGGCAGCTGGTCACTGAACCGGCATCCTATGACGTAGCCGTCTTCCGGCGCGGCCTGCACGAAAGCCATGTCGGCATCATCGCGATCCCCGGCCGCATGCTGCATATCCCGTACGACCACGCCAAGATCGAGGACTATCGGACCGGAAGATGGGGCCAGCGTCTGACGGGCTTTTACCGACATGTTGAAGCCGCTTCAAAGGTGGCTCAATGACCGAGAAAATGGGCACCGTACCCGTTCTTTCCGTGCCGCTGTTCGACCAGCCGTCGCTGCGCGTCTCGCTGCAGATGCCGGTCGGCAGCTCGATCGCCGAGTACATCGCCGCAGCTCTGCCGGCAGCCAACGAGGAAACGCTCGCCCATCTCCGGGTGACGCTCGTCTCCGATCGCGGCGCGGCCGTCATCGAGCGAGCCTACTGGAGCCGGGTCTATCCGCATGAAGGCGTCCAGGTCGTGCTGCGCGTCATCCCCGGCAAGAACGCGCTGAGATCCATTCTTCAGATCGTCGTGTCGATCGCGGCCGTGGCGATCGGCGCGATCTTCGCTGCGCCGCTGGCGGGTGCGCTCGGCATTTCGACGGGGCTTGCCTCGGCCGTGATCGGTCTCGGGGTGACGGTGCTCGGCGGCATGCTGATCAATGCCTTGATCCCGCCACCGAGGCCGAAAACCAGAAGTGACGCTGACCGTGGAAGCCCGGTCTATGCAATCTCGGGCTGGCGCAATGAATATAGACCGGGTGGCGTCATCCCGTTTCCGCTCGGTTCCCACCGTTATGCGCCGCCCTATGCCTGCCCGCCTTACTCCGAAGTGGTTGGTGACAGCCACTACATTCGAGCCGTGTTCATAGGCGGCTACGGGCCGGTTTTGTGGGACGATCTTCGCATCGGCGAGACGTCGATCGACGAATTTCAGAGTGTCACCAAGGAAATCCGCAACGGCTGGAGCAACGACAATACCCTGACGTTTTACCCGCGACAGGTGTTTGAAGAAAACATCAACGCGGAACTGACGCGACCACTCCCGCGCAGTGCCGGCGGCGACGTCATCAGCGGGGCATCTATTGAGACACCGGTGAAGCGCGCGACCGGCCTCGACGCTTGGCAGATCTCGATCATCTTCTCTTTCCCCGGCGGGCTTGTTCAGTACAACGATGATGGCGTCGCTCAGACCGTCCAGGTGAATTTCCGTGTCAGGTATCGCATTGCCGGAACGGAAGCCTGGACGACGCATGCCAGCTTTGGCTTCATCTCGAAGAAGGCGGAAGGCTTTTTCCGCCAGTACACATTCCAGCTGCCGGCGCGCGGTCGCTATGAGATCGAAATCACGCGGCTGACGGATGAACACGTCTCGCCGAAGATCCAAAGCCGCTCGATGTTCGCTGTCCTGCAGACCATCCGGCCGGAATATCCCCTCAACTTCGACAAGAAGCTGGCGTTGGTCGCCGTGAGGGCGCTCGCTACTCACCAGCTGCAAGGCTCGCTCGATAGTTTTAACGCCATCGTGCGGTGCTACTGCCAGGACTTTGACGTCGCGACGGGCACCTGGATACAGCGGCCGACCAGCAACCCGGCGAGCCTCTACAAATATGTTCTAACCTCGGCAGCCAACCCGAGGGCGGTCGACACCGACGAACTCGATTGGGCGAACCTTATTGAGTGGCACAATTTCTGCCGCATCAAGGGCCTGAAGTACGATCGCGTCATCGATTTCGAGATCACGCTTGACGAGCTGCTGCGCGAGATCGCGGCGGCCGGCCGGGCACGGCCACGTCATGACGGCATCCGCTACGGCGTGGTGATCGACCGGCCGCAGGAACTGGCGGTCGACCACATCAACCCGCGCAATTCCTATAATTTCCGGGCAAGCCGCGTCTACAGCCGCAAGCCGCACGGCTTCCGCGTCCCCTTTGTCGACGCCTCGAACGATTACCAGCCCTCGGAACGCATCGTCCGCTGGCCCGGCTATAACGGCGACATCACCCTGACCGAACGCCTGGAAATGCCGGGAAAGACGGACCCGAACGAAATCTGGATCGAGGCCCGCCGGCGGATGTATGAGGCGATCTATCGTCCAGATGTCTATACCGCGGTTCAGGACGGACCTATCCGCGCCGCGACCCGAGGCGACATGGTGATCGGTTCCTTCGACGTGCTCTCTCGCACGCAACGCGCGGCCCGTGTCAAAGCCGTCGAAGGCTCGATCGTCCAGCTTGATGATATCGTCGAGATGAGCGCCGTTGAGACCTACGGCCTGCGCTGGCGCGTCTTTGCTAACTCGGCCGATACGATCGGCATCAGTGTCCTCAACCGCGTCCTGACCCAGCCCGGCCGCACCGATGTTCTCATGCTGCTCGATACCGACGATCGGCCGGCGATCGGCGAGATAGTGCACTTCGGGCTCATGTCATCGGAGAGTATGCCGCTCATCGTCTCGGGCGTTGAATCGGGTGAGGACTTTTCCAGCCACTATCGCCTGATCGATGCATCGCCGATCATTGACACCCTGACTGACGCCGAGGTGGCTCCGCCTTGGTCTGGCCGCGTTGGTGGCGAGATCGACCCGCCGACCGTTCCACCGGCAGTCCCTGTCTGGGTCTCGATCGAGAGCGGCTTCAGCGGAACCGGCCTTGCCAACGGGCTGGTCGTTGCGATCAATCCCGGAACGACCAGCATCACCGTCACTCAGTTGATCCGGATCGAGCATCGCCTCCAAGGTTCGTCGACCTGGAACCTGATCACGATCGCGGCCGGCGCTGGCGGATCCCCGATCACCGGTTATGTCAGGGAAGACATCGTCGAGCTGCGCGCGGTGGCTCTGGCTGCCGGCGGATTGGCAAGCGCCTACACGGCAACCGTTACGGCGACGGTCGGCTCTGAAGACGGCGCGATCCCGGCCGACCTCGATGTAACCTCGATCACCGTCAGCCCGCTTATCGGCGGCGCGATGATCAGCTTCGAAACGACCGACGACAGCGCGACCGCCTCGATCCAGCTGCATCGCGCCACGACGGCGAATTTCTTGGATGCATCGCCCGCCGGCGCACCGATCCCTGTCGAGCCGTCGCGCTCCTATAGCCAGCCTGACGGTGACACCACCCGAACCAACATGCTGACCAACGGCGATTTCGCAGGATCATCGCCTTGGGCCTACGGCACGGGCTGGGCTTACAATGCCGGCACCGCGAAGCACACGCCTGCCGCCAGCGAGGGCAACCTCGTCCAGAACCTGACACTGACGGCCGGGAAGACGTACCGCATCGCATATGTCGTGAGCGGGCGGACGGCCGGGACGGTCAAGCCGAAGCTGCGCGGCGGCACCGAAGTCGTCGGCACGATCCGCAGCAGCAACGGCTCGTTTTCTGATTCACTCGTTGCGGTCTCCGGCAATACCAATTTCGCCCTGACCGCTTCGACCGACTTCGACGGCACGATCGACAACGTCGTGGTGTTCCTGGAGACCGCGACCAGCCTTCCGGCCGGCGTCCATTATTACTGGCTTTCCCCCCTCAATGCAGATGGCGTGCCCGGTGATGCGGCCGGCGCTTTCAGCGTCACAATCCGGTAGGTATCCATGTCATCCACTGACCTTCAGCCGCTCGTTTCCCTTCTCGATACCGTTCTCGGCAACTGGGCCGGCTCGACTGCGCGCACGACAATCGCCAATCTTGCCCTGCAGCTGGCAGGCAGCGGCCTTCTGCCGGCCGAGATGATCTATCCCGCCTCCTGGGCGGCGCTGCTGACGATTGCCGGCACCCGCAACGGCCAAGGTGCAGAAGTGATCGAGAGCGATGCCGGCACGCATCTTGCGGCGACTTCGACCGGCTACAATGGCGCGTCGGTTCCGAATGCCGGCCGCTACACCTGGAATAGCTCCTGGTCGCGTTGGGTCCGGATCGGCAGCTCGGGGCTCGCCTCGGTTCTCGCAGCGCTTGAAACCGTGCCGACCTCAGAGGAGTACGAAACCACCGACGACACGATCAAATGGGCGTTTTCGGATGGGCTCGGCCGCATCCTGTTTTCCTCGGCCGATTTCGACAAGCCGGCGCTGACGTCCGAAATCTATGAAAGCACCGATCCCGAAAACAGCGTGGTCTTCATCGACGAGGCCGGCCGCGTGCTCGCCAAGGTCGGCGGTGGCGACGAGGTGCCTGCCGATACCGGCCCGAGCGAGGAAATGATCGCCGCGCGCGGTTCGAAAACGACCCTCGGCGCCCGCCTGGACGTCTCGATCGACGCCGCCGGTTGGCCGATCGATTACGAGTGGGGCTCATGGTATCTGCGCGAAACTCGCATGCGGCTGCGCTGCCTGAAGCGTGCCGAGGCCATGAAGTTCGGGATAGCCATCCTCGGCGATAGCTGGAGCCACAATGCCGGCCGCTGGTCGGGGGCTGTCGCGGAAGCGCTAACGGCCGAATATGGCAGCTACGGCTCCGGCTGGATCGGCTTCGGCTATCCCAACACCTCGACTCAGCTCCGCAACGGTTCGGTGCTTACGGGCCTTTATTCGACCACCGTGCCCTCGGGCGCCTGGACATCGACCTATTACACTGCAAACACGGCCGACGCGGCGCTGCTGACGTCTTCCAGTGCCGGCGCTAACCTGCAGTTGAGCGGGCCAGCAGCCGATACGACGTTCGTCCTGCATTATGTTGGCACGGCCGACGGCGTTGTCCGCTACCGCTGGAACGGCGGCGCATGGAGCACGAACCTCGCCCTTCCGGACGGCTCGCCGGCAGGCACGGTCCAGACGGTCGCATTGACAGGCAAGCCGGCTGGTGCCTGGACGCTTCAGATCGACGTGGTGAGCGGCACCGTGAATCTTTGCGGCCTGACCTGCAGCCGGGACGCATCGGGCGTCCTGGTCCACAAGCTGGCAGCCACCGGCTCGCATTCAGGGCAATGGGCGGCGCTCGATGCGACGAAGTGGCAAGCCGCTTATGCGGCGCTCGGTCAGGTCAATCTGGGCATACTGATGTACGGGACGAACGACCAGCGCTCGGTCTTCATTCCCGACTTCAAGGCCAACATCTCGACCTTGATCGACCGCATGCGGGCGGTAACGCCGTCGACCGATATCCTGCTCGTGCCGGCTTGTGAGAACGGACGCACCGACAATCCGCGACCGATGTCGCAATACATCGCGGCAATGCATGAGGTCGCCGCGACCAAGAAGTGCGCGTTCCTGAACCTGCAGCTGCTCTTCGGGGAAGCCTACGCGGACTATGCGCCCGGCAGCGCTCGGCCCTGGTTCTTCAGCGACACAATCCATCCAGATCCCCCTACGGGCGGCCGCGTCATAGCCGACGCCATTCTCCGCCTGCTCACGCAACACTGAGGAAAAGACATGCTCAGCATCACCATTCCAGGCATCAGCGCCGACCCTTCAAAGCCGTTTCGAAAGCGTGATCCGCTCTGCTCCGGCGACAATGACGGCGTGCGCTTCCTCTTCGATATGGGGTTCCGCTGGTGCTATGCCGATGGCACCGCGACCGCGACCAAGGGCGTCAGGGACGTCGCCGAACGCGCCGACTCGACCCTGACCGTCGTCGCCGGCAACCCCATCCCGCTCGTCGACAACGGTCTCGATTTCTCAGGCATCACGGTGCCCGGCACCTTCGTCGGCGTGCCGGCATCGGTGATGGCTGATCTGTTTGCTGAGCAGCTCTTCTTGATCTGCTTTTACATGACGGCTCCGACCTCGGCCGACTGGTTCATTGGCACGCGCTGCCTCTTCCAGGGATCGGCCGCGCCGAGCAGCTACGTCACCACGCCCGATATCGGCATGATCGGATACGGTGGCGGCTCCAACTCGATCATCGCCCGCCGTCAGACATCGGTGAACAACTACATCGCCCTTTCGGCCTCGCCGGGCGCGATCAATGCTTATGGGCAGCTCACCCAGGTAGCGATGTGGCGGACGGCCGACGAGTTCGGCCTGCGGCTGAAAACGGTCGACGGCCAGAACGGGCAGACGGCCGCCGCCGGTGCCAAGGACACAGCCGACTTTTCGACCGCTGTCGGTGCGTTCGGCGTGCCGAAAGGCTTCTGGACCACGGCGGGCCTCACGGCTGACGAACTCGACGCCGTGAAATTCAAGCTCCATCGCGGCTTCGTCGAAAACCTTGCCCGCAGCGGCCGAGATCCCGTCGATGTGCTGGATGCCGATTGGGCTCGCCAGATCAACCGCGCAGTCTTCAACTGAGGAAACGAACCATGACAGAACGCATCAACAGCAGCGCCGCGACCGCCACCAGCGCCACCTTCAGCCCGACCTCAGACTTTTCGGTCCAGGCCGAGATCCCGGCACCGTCGAAGGCCTACGTCGATATCGAAGGTCAGGTGGATGCCGCCGCGTCGTGGGTCGCTCTGGGCACGATCAACGCCCAGACAAACCCACCGGTCGCTCGCTTCGCAAAGTGCCCGAACGTACGGCTGCGCATGTACAACAATGATGGCGTGACCACCGTCAAAGCTTGGAGCGGCGAATAATGGCAGCTCCGTTCGGCCGATCGCTGTCCGTCCCGCTGCAGAAGCCGGTCCGCCAGCGGATGCAAAACCCGACTGCGCGGCGGCCGATCGCGAGGCCGCCGCCGTGGGTTCCCGATGCCAACCGCTACATGCCGGCAGCGACCGGCACGCGCTGGCCGTCCGGCTTTACACAGACCTATGCGGCCGGCCTCAATTATCAGTGCTCGAAGCTGTTCTTCGGCTCGCCCGACTATCCGACCAATGATTTCCTTATTCCCTTCGTGGGCTTCGGCTGCACGGAAGGAAACCTCGCGCCGCAAGAAACGATCCTGCCGAACGGCGATATTCTGATCGACGAGGTGTTCTTCATCCATCCGAATGGCACGGAATATCCGGTTCTGTTCGGTGGCAACGCGGCCGCGACCGTCACGCTGTCGACCGGTATCGTCTACGGGCAAGTGACGCTCCCAAGCGATCTGCCGGCTTGGTCGGTCTTCGGCATCAGAACAGTGTGGCATGGCACTGTAGGCAACACCTATATCGGCGGCTATCGCTGCCAGCGCCATCGCGGCGAGAAGTATTGGGCCGCGACTGACCTTGCATCTATCCAGGCGCTGGCACTCGCAAATGGCGCAAGCACGCCCGATAGGGATACGTTTTACAACACGGTCGGCAACGTCTCCAATTCCCAGCCGCTCGCCTATGGTCCGGCGCTGGTACTTGCCAAGGGTTGGGACGGCCGGCCAGTTCCCATGGTCCTGGCCGATAGCCTGGTCGAGCGGCAGGAGATCGCCGCGTCCGCCACTACTCGTCGCGTCATGGGGATAATACTGCGCTGGCTCGATGAACGGGACGAGGTATGGGGTAGCTATATCCCTCTCGTCATGGGCGTTCCCGGATCGAAGTCAAAGCAGGAACTCGCGACGTCCGCGACAAAACGATGGGTTTTGATCGACGCCATCAAGACTACCTATAACGGCGGCAAGGACATTTGGACGTGTGTGCTCGATCAGTCCGGCCGCAACGACAATAACGCCACGGCTGCCACCTGGGTCGGCGACAAATTCGGCTTGGTCGACCGCGTGAAGACGCGTTATGGGGTCGGCATCCATGTTGTAGGCATGACGCTCTGGCCGACGATGACGTCGACTGACAATGCTCGCACGGCGGCGGCTTACACGGTGTCGACCCTTTGGAACGGAGTGAGCGGCACGCTCAGGGCCGTGAACGATCTTATCATGGCATCCTCCCGGTATGCCCAAATCATGGACGTGTTCCCTGCCTTCGTTACGGATGCCGATCCTACGAAGGCTCCCGCCTCAGAATTGTTTCCGCTTGGGAATGTCATCGGCCATCCCGGCAACCAAGACGGCGCGACCACCTGGGACACCATGAAGCTGCCCTCTGCGACACCTGTCGGCGCTGTCGTCACTTTCGAATATCAGCCGGGGCTATGGACGACGAGAACGCTGATCGACAGGGCCGACAATGGTGACGGAACGGCGGATTATAAGGTGGCAGAAGTGTTCGCCACCAACGTTCAAGACAACGCAACTCTGTTGGGCAAGGCAATGAACCTCGATAGCGGCACGGGCACGACAACCCATGTCCATCCGCTGTTGCATACAGTCCTTCGGACGTTCTCCAGAATGCCGCAGTCGTGGAAATCGAAAGTCTATCCATCATAACGGAGCTGCCCGGAATGACCGGGCGGCTTAGGGCTCGTAAAAGCCCCAAGCGACGGGCCTTAGTTTGGCGACCAGACCCGTCCGACAGCACCTATCGATAACCGTCACACCCGTACCCTGCAGGGCGGGACTCCAGTGACTGAGTCGAGAGATATTTGAAATGGTGAATCTGCGGCCGATCGAGCCCGCCAACCCTGCCGCCCCCTATATTGGCGGCAAGCGCATTCTATCTAGGAAGGTCATTGAACGCATCAATGCCACGCCTCACGAGGTCTATGCGGAGCCGTTTGTAGGCATGGGAGGGGTTTTTCTTCGCCGTAATCTGGCACCGAAGATGGAGGTCATTAACGACATCAGCGGCGACGTCTCGAACCTCTTCCGAATTCTGCAGCGGCACTATCCACAATTTATGGAAACCTTGCGCTTCCAGATCACGTCCAGGCGAGAATTCGATCGGCTTTCCCGCACCGATCCCTCGACCCTGACCGACCTGGAGCGGGCGGCGCGGTTTCTCTATCTTCAGCGCCTTGCCTTCGGTGGCAAGGTGCGAGGCCAGAATTTCGGGCTGTCGATGAACGGTGGACGCTTCAATCTGTTGAAGCTTGCGCCGCAGCTCGAAGAGATCCACGAACGCATGGCGGGCGTCGTTATCGAGAACCTACCGTGGCGTCGATTTATCGAGCGGTATGATCGGCCGGCTGCTCTCTTCTATCTCGATCCGCCCTATTGGGGCAGTGAAGACGACTACGGCCGGGCTGTATTCGATCGAGCCGACTTTGCCGAGATGGCGGACGTCCTCGGCCAAATTCAAGGCCGCTTCATCCTGTCCTTAAATGCGGTTCAAGGCGTCTTCGAAACGTTCTCGAAGTTTCGGATCGAAGAGGTCGATTGCACCTATTCGGTCGGCGGTGGGAAGAGCAGCAAAGAGGTCAAAGAGGTGATAATCACTCCTTCGAGGTGAGTGAACTCGGGCATCTTAAGTCTCAAGAGAGACCGACGCCCAATTCGACGGTGGCCTCTCGGAAATGTTCCGTGAGGCGTCACATCTGGAAGGACGGACGAGAATGATGGAGAAGGTGATCAGCTTGCTCGCGACGAAGTTCGACGGCACGGTGTCTGCCGCAGGGGTTACGTTCGTTTTCGGGCTTATCGCGTTAGTGACTGGTGCCCTATTTAATGCGCACCTGAATAGGCGTCGCGACGACCGCCTAAGATCTGAAGAGTCAAAAGCAGTTTCAGCGGCCTTGTACGGCGAGATCCTGCTCATGCGCCAAAGCGTTCAAAGAGCCGCCCTGGTGGTAGCCAATAAATTTTTTGCCTCCGGACGAGCAAATGTCTTTAATGAACATACGCTTGAGCTGACCACACTGCGAGATCCACGGCTTTATCCGGCGCTGGCCTCGAAACTTGGTTTGCTGCCACCCGATCTAGTTCTTGCGATCACCAAATTCCATGCCGACTACGAAGCGGTCCGGGAATGGCTTCCGAAGTTAGTTGAGAAGCCGGAACGGGGATACAACTACGGTCACCTCTTCGTTCTTCATCCAGCAAAGAATGCTGTATTCGATATCAAACCGGCGCTTCGAAAGATTGAGAGGGTGCTCAATATCGCGGATCCTGCGGAAGATCCCGACATGAAAGTGCCGCTGGAGTTGATAGACATTCTGGAAGAGGAGCAAGAGCGTGGTTAGGCAGATAACCCGGCGGCTTCGCAACGGCGCGATAGAATAGTCGCTGGCAACGTCGGGCAATTGCTACTTCGAGTCGGGTCGGGGCCACCGCATCGGCAGGGGTTCCGGCTGCAGCGTAGGTAGGGGTTCCGGCAGCGATGGCGGCTCGGGTGATGGTGGTGGCGGAACATCTACAGAGGCTTTAAACAGCACTCCCTCTCCACCGACCCCGACAAATTTGTTTCTTGCAGCGATGGTGTGGGTATAGCCTTCCACCGTAAAGCCCGCACCGCGCTGAAATGAAAACTCATTGTCGGTGATGACGGCAGATTTGGGCGACGGATCGTCAGGTGGAGTTTCGTTCGACAAAGTTGGTCTCCTCAGGCACTCATGGAATCGATTGATCATCACAACTTAGCGGCTGCTTTCCGTCAAGAGACCGCAGGTGGTCACTGGTGGTGGTGGTGCCGGGATATCGTCGCACTAGCTTTTAGCGCTTGTCCTGGGCGATCGCAAATATCAGCGTTTCATGTTCTGGATTGCGCTTGCATTGGAGCTTGGGCTTGAGATCGCCCAGGGTCGCCTCGGCCCCATATTTCGCTTTCAGCGCCTCGTGCTGGATGTAGCCGATGTGACCGCACCGGCATGCGCCATAGAGGTGATGGTAGGACGCGAGATCACCGAGCTTGACCCAGGACTCGGCCTTCCAAGCCCCGATGCGCCGGAGTGTGGTCTGGACCCCCATCCATAGCTCCTCCTCTTTCTTGATCCTCCCACCCATGCGTACCTCCAGGCGGCATCGGTTCCAATTCAGGTTCAAGAGCCTCTTGCAGCCCCAAAGCTCCGCAATGGTGGTCTTGAGCCCGGCGAGATTGCTGTCGCCCTGCTTGGCGCGAATGTCGTCGGTTCCATAGTTCGCCTCGCGCTTGCAGAGGGTGCAAGAGGCCATCAGATAGTAACCGGGGAAGTGGGAAAGGTAGCTGTCACGGTCGAAAGCCAT